GTTGCCAACATTGAATTAGTCACTGATGGTGGCGTTACTTGTTCTATTGCTAAACTTCCAGATTCTTGGGTGTTAGCAAATTCTTGGGTTAAGTCTTATGAGTTGCATAAAGATTCTCAAGACCAAGTCCTTGATGTTGATGGTAGAGACATTCTAGGAAAATATGCAGATTTTAAAATCCATATGGACTCGAATCACGAGTCTCTTGGATTCGCTGCTAATTTAACTCCTTCTGGTTATCTTATTGCTGCTGTAGATGCTGCTTACGATTGGGAGGCTACTGAATATCAGGTGCCTAATGACCCGGCTCCGGGTACTACCACTGGTTATCATATCCATGCTATCGGTCCATCGACCGCTACTTCCAAAGGGATGATCGCTGGATATGCTGCTTCTCGTTCTCGTCCTCAACAGGAAGATCCTAATTTGGTTGAGGGTTCAAGCGCTGAGTCTTGGATGCGTGAATTATTTGACGTAGGTGATAATCTTGAAGAAATCAGAAAAGATATTGAAGATTTGAATGACCAGCCTCCTTATTTGACTGGTCCGGTTGATCAGGTTGAAGAGTATTATCCTGGTGGGGCTTATCAAGCGGCTACTCTGGACCATTTCGTTCAGGATACTTTGATTACTCGTCCAGGTACTTCTTTGGCTTTTGATTCCACTGGTACGTTTTTGGCTCCTTGTGGATTACTTCGTTTTAATACTGGAAGTGATGATTGGCCTTCTGTTAGTTTTGCTTATATCTATATCACATTGGCTCCGGGTCCTGTTAAGGGATACTTGGCTCAGCCTATGCAGGAGATGAATTGAATGGCAATAAAACATGGCAAAGTGTTTACCGCTACTAAGGGTAAACATAAAGGAAAAAAAGTGAAGTATGCTTATACAAACGGAAAAAAGAGTACCAAGCGTATGGTACTCCATCGCACTAAAAGGCGATATTGATGTCTAAAGCATTGTCTGCCTGGACTGCTTATACCAACGCCTCTAAGATTTACTGGGGTGCTACTGCTGCGCAAGTAGGTTGGGGTGCTGGAACTTTTGCTGCCACTGGTGGTAGGTCTACTATGGGCATTCAAAGGGCTGCCCAAATGATTTCATTTGGTGTTCGTTCGCATTTGAATGCTGCTCGCGGTGTTTCGAGAACTCCTCTGCTCCGTAAGGGCAAGATGACTATTGGTAAAGCAACTGCTGGAGTTGCTGCTGGTTATGCTTTGGGTTCAGCTGCACTTCTCGGTATCGCACAATATGGTTGGGGTGATTCCGGTTTTGATGATGCTATGGATTTTATTAAGGATCCATTTGATTATAAAAAAGTTGAAACTGTTGGTTCTGCTTTAAAACAAACTCTCTGGGATAGTTGGTCATTCTAGTGTTTATCCTTCTAGGAACGCATTTTGGATTGATTTTATGAATCAAGACATTGATGGTGATGGCGTTGAATCACCTTGGGAACGCCACCTCTGTAAAATATGTCTTTTATCTGCCCTTATTCTCGCATTTGGAGAACGAGCTCTTACTTTGCTATGACTTCCTCTCGTATGGGTTCATCGATTGGGTAGTCGTGTCTTCTACGATAACGCTTTTCCATTATCCCAAAGCGTATACTTCGTTGTTTCAAATCACCCTTTGAAATATATTTGGCTAGGTAATTGGCTAGGTGACTTCGGTATTTTTGCCAGTCACCTCCTTTTTGTCTCGAGACTATGTTTGCTCTTCCTAGTCCAAACTCCAGTGGGAGTTCTGCAAATGCAGTAAATTTCTCTCCTGGTAAATATTTCATTAATACCGCTGCATGTATATGCACGTGGTATTTCACACCGAACCAATTTCCTTTGGATCTATCAAAGTTAATTTTGTGTGTGACTTCTACGTTTGAGATTCCACCTTTGAAAATACCTTGGTAATTTTCTAAAAGGTGATTTCTCAGATTCTTCCATTTGGATTTTATTTCTACAATTTGTTCTTCCAGGGTTCTTGGATCATCTGGAATAGAAATCAAACCTACTGTGTACATTTTTGGTGGACCTAAGTTCGCTTCCAAATAATGGTTCCAGTTATCTAATACTCTCAGGTTGTTCCACATCCTTGAGTGTCTTTTGCGGTTCTTGTCGCAATCTGTGCATCGTACAGGGTATGTTCCTACTTCGATGCTTTTGAACGCCTCCAATCCTCTTGGAGCGGCTACACGGATGCGTATGATGTCTAATTCGCTATCTCTGCATCCTCTCCAGATGCATTTCTTGCAAGAGAATCCCCATTCTCGCTTCTTTTTTTTGGGTTCTCCCACTATACTTGTATGAGGGACGAGTTCTTTATCCGTTTTTTCCATGGATTATTTGGACTTGGATACAGTCTATTATGATAGATAGGGAGTTCCGCACACTAGGTTTAATTTATACACCTAGTCTTTTTGGGGTGGTTATGCCCGACCCCTCCTTAGTTAGATTTCAATTAAATCTTGATACGAATGGCAATACTGACAATTTCGTGGACCTTTCGCAATGTGCTTCAATTTTGAATCGACGTTTTTATCGTCAGGGAATGAATTGGGTTGTTGCCAACATTGAATTAGTCACTGATGGTGGCGTTACTTGTTCTATTGCTAAACTTCCAGATTCTTGGGTGTTAGCAAATTCTTGGGTTAAGTCTTATGAGTTGCATAAAGATTCTCAAG